AGATCGCAGCAGGTTGGTATGCTACAGAGGATGGACATACTACCTCAGTTGCACACTGGTTAGAAGAGGAAGACTTCCGTAAGAATGGGGGAGTTATGAATCATGAGACTGTTGAATCAATGGGCAAACGTAACAAGCCTTTCACAGTTGATTATACAGGTTTTGGATGGGTCTTAATTAAGAAGGGAGTCTTCGAGGACATGCAATATCCTTGGTTTGCTCCTAAGATGCAAGTCTTCGAGTCAGGTGCAGTTCAGGATATGTGTGGTGAGGACGTGTCGTTCTGCCTAGATGCTAAGGAAATGGGTATAGAGACATGGTGTGACCCTCGCATACGTGTAGGACATGAGAAAACAAGGGTCATATAAGTTTTCGGTGAGCACTCAGTTAAGAAGTGAAGAATTATGGGATCTTTCAGCAGAGATACTCACCGAACTTTCTCGTAGGGATGGGGTTGACTACAGAATCAAAGCAACCCCCGAATCAGTTCAACGTAAATTGGAGGAAATCAACTAATGCCAATGCTAACAGTGACGAAAGATGGGAACTATAAACTCCCTCGTCCCAAAAAAACTCGTCAAGGACGCTCGGCTAGAACGTTACTATCCGCAACGTCTCGTAATAAAGCAAAAAAAGCATACCGAGGACAAGGAAAATAAGAAAGGAGGGTTAAGACCCTCTTTTTTTTATGTTAAATAGTAAAAACATACTCAAATTATGGAAAACTCCAAAAAGAAAATGCTAAGAGAGGTATCTAATGACCATCTTACACCTAAAAAACGTGATGAAATGGTGCAAAGTGAGATTTTTGGAGACTTTGAGGATGATGGATTGGATTATGACGACCAAACTATGACCTTATCTGAATTTTAGTTTATAATCCTTAATAAATAAACAATAATTGCTCTATTAGTGTGCCTCTAGAACGAGTTAGTCAAGGATTTAAAGACATTAGCATGACATTTCAGTCTAATCCACTGAATGATGACCTTATTGCACTCAAAAATGAGAATGCAATTGCACGTTCTATACGAAACATTGTATTTACATTACCTGGAGAAAAGTTTTTTAATGCATCTTTTGGTTCTAGGATCACTGAATCTCTTTTTGAGAACATAGATGACATCACTGCTACTGTTATTGTTGATGAAATACGTGAATCTATAGAAACCTACGAAGATAGAGTGCAATTAATTGATGTGGAAGCAGATCCAAACTTTGAAAACAACAGTTTTGATCTAACTATAAAGTATGAGATCATAGGAAGGAACGTTCCAGCACAAGAATTACAATTTGTTTTGCAATCAAGTAGATAAAAATGCCATTAGCTAACTTTAGTAACTTGGATTTTGACCAAGTTAAGATAACTTTACAAGATTATCTAAAATCAAACTCTAATTTTACCGATTACGACTTTGAAGGGTCAAACCTTTCAACGATTTTGGACGTTTTGGCATATAATACCTACATTACATCATACAATGCGAACATGATCACCAATGAGGTGTTCATTGATACTGCTACATTAAGAGAAAACGTCATATCTTTAGCTAGAAACATAGGTTATGTGCCTCGTCCAAGGCAAGCAGCAAGGGCAACAGTGTCATTCTTTGTGAATACAGAGGGAATTACACCTTCACCTGCTTCTTTGACTCTTAAGAAGGGTCCTGTGGCAGCTTCATCAAGTCCATTTGGTGGATCATCCTTTGTTTTTTCAATTTTGAGTGATATTACAGTTCCAGTTTTAAATGGAATTGCAGAATTTAACGATGTAGAGGTTTTTGAAGGAACACTTTTAACTCAAACCTTCACATATTCATCAAGAGTTCCAAATCAGAAGTTTATAATACCAAATATTGGTGTTGACACTGATTTAATGACCGTTTCTGTAAGACCGAACGAAGCATCTACCACAGAAACCAAATATAGTTCGCAAAATAGTCTTTTTGACGTAAAATCTGAGTCAAAAGTTTATTATTTGCAAGAAATTGAAGATGAGAGGTATCAAATATTCTTTGGAGATGGGATTTTTGGAAAAGAACTCGAAGATGGTAATTTTATTACAATAGATTACATCACTTCTAGTGGAGATTCTGCAAATGGGTTAAATTCATTCAATTTTTCAGGTAGAATTCAGTATACACGCAATTCTCAGTCATATACAATCAGTTCTGGCATCTCTTTGATGACAACTGGCATACCTGCATCGGGTGGAGAGACAATTGAATCGGTAGAGTCGGTTAGAAAGTTTGCTCCACGAATTTATTCGTCTCAAAACAGGGCAGTTACGTCAAATGACTATGAATCTTTGATTCCATCAAGAATTTATCCCGAAACTGAGTCAATTTCAGTTTTTGGTGGTGAAGATTTGATTCCTCCTCAGTTTGGAAAGGTCTTTATTAGTATAAAACCCAAAACTGGTGACTTTTTACCGAATTTGATAAAAGAGCAAATAAAATTAAAGTTGAAAAAGTATGCGGTAGCAGGAATTATCCCCGAAATACTTGATTTGAAGTATCTTTATATTGAAGTTAACTCAAAAATCTATTATAACAGTAATCTTGCACCATCTTCAGCATATGTATCCTCTGTTGTACAAACCAACTCTACTAAGTATGCAGAATCTTCAGAAATGAATAAATATGGTGCTAGATTTAAGTATAGTAAGTTTTTAAATATTATTGACCAAAGTAATGAATCCATTACATCTAATATTACGACCATTTATATAAGAAGAGATATAAGAGCTGTATTAAATGCTTTTGCTGAATATCAAATTGGTTTTGGTAATGAATTCCATATTAAGAGTATGAGTGGATATAATATTAAATCATCAGCATTTAGAGTTGCTGGTATTATGGATGACGTTTATATATCTGATATTCCTAATACAAATAGAGTTACTGGATCACTATTTTTCTTTACTGTCCCATCAGAAGCATCTCAATCTCCTACTATCATTAGAAGAAATGTTGGAACCATTAATTATAAGGAGGGAGTCATTACTATCAACCCAGTTAATATACAGTCTGGAATGATTAAAGATGGTCAAACTGTTGTTGAAATTTCTGCATGTCCTATGTCTAATGATGTCATTGGATTACAGGATCTTTATTTGCAACTAGATATTAATAACAGTACGTTTGAAACCGTAGTTGATGAAATATCTTCAGGATTAGATCCTTCTGGTTCTAATTATATTACATCTACCAGTTATGCTAATGGTAATTTAGTTCGTTCTGGAGGACGTAACAGTCGAACAACTACAAGAACAACTTCGGTTCCAAGCACATCAACTAGATCTACAACTACTACAGGTGGTAGTTCTACATCTACATCATCTACATCAGCATCTTCATCCTACTAAGATAGAAAGACTATAAAATGACAACAAAAAGAGTACAGTTTAATAACATTGTCCAGAACCAATTACCTGGATATGTAAAGTCAGACTATCCATTAGTTGCTGAATTTTTAAAATCTTATTATCAAGGACAAGAATATGAAGGTGGACCAATTGATTTGGTTCAGAATATTGATCAATATGTAAAAGTAGATAATCTAACTAATCTAACATACTCTGTTGGATTGGGTGCAACAGTTGGTATTTCGAGTGATGCGATTGATGTTGATATGCAGAACTTCCCTACAGGAACTCTGGGTTTTCCAGATTCTTATGGGTTGTTGAAAATTAATGATGAGATTATTACATATACAGGAATAACAACTTTTGGATTTACTGGATGTATTAGGGGATTTAGTGGTATTACCTCTTATAAGAGTGCTACCAGTTCTGAAGAGTTAGTTTTTGAAACTACAGAAGCTGATGAACATGCTAAAGGATCGACAATAGAAAATTTAAGTTGTTTATTCCTTAAAGAATTTTTAAAGAAGACAAAATATCAAATTACACCAGGTTTAGAAGGAAGGCAACTTACTCCTGATTTAGATCAAGAAGTCTTTATAAAACAATCAAAGGATTTCTATCTAAGTAAGGGAACTGATAGAGGTTTTGAAATTTTATTCAAATCTTTATATAATGAGGATGTGAATATCATAAGACCTCGTGATTTTCTCTTTACTCCATCTAATGCTAACTATAAAGTTACTAAAGATTTTGTAGTTCAAGCAATTGAAGGTAATCCCATGAATTTGGAATTATCTACTCTATTCCAAGATGAATATGGTGATAATATTGATAAAGCATATGCTCCCATAACTCATGTAGAAAAAATTGCTGTTGGTGTTGGAGAAACATATTATAAGTTTAGTGTAGATGCTGGATATAATAGAGACTCAAGAGTAGAAGGTGCTACTTATGGTACATTTGAGATTTCACCAAGAACTAGATTGGTTGGTGGAATTTCAGCAGGTTCTACTATCTTTGATGTTGACTCTACAGTTGGATTTGCAACTGAAGGTGAATTGCATTTTAGGTATAGTGATAATACTGTAGGAATAAGTTCATATACTTCTAAAAATTTAACTCAATTTTTCGGATTAAGTGGAATTGGTAAAACTATTGATAGTGCAACAGTAGTTGGTATTAATACATTTGCATATGGAAGTTCTGTTGTTGATCCAGATGAAACAATCGAGGTAAGAATTACTAGTGTTATTAATAGTGTTGAATATTCAGATGCTAATTGCCTTTATGGAAATGGTGATGATATAAAAATTAAAACTTTAGGAATTGGTGATACTGGGTATAAATTAAGTGGTTGGTCATATAATGTTTCACCAACTTATAAAGTTAAATCTTTAACTTTGATTGACGTTTCAGACTTTACTTATGAAGTCTTTACTGACGTTGATCATGAATTTAAAGTAGGTGATAGAGCTGTTATTTCTCGTTCTCAAGGAGAAAACACTTCTCTTCCTGCATCTATTATAAGTCAAATTACTTCTGCAAAATCTTTTATATTAAAAGAGCAGGGTGAAATTGATATTACCACAAATATGGATAGTAATCCATATGTTATAGAAAGAAAACTATCTAAAGCAAATGCACTTAACTTCCCTGAAGCTGCAAGATTTTCTTCAGATGTTCAAAATGTTTATAAAGAAAGAAAAACAGAAAGACTATTAATTACATCTCCATCTATTCCATCATATGATTCATCATCTCTTGGTGTGAATGCTAATAGAATTATATTCAATGGAAACTTTAGTGGAGATACTTGGGATATAATTGCCGATGCAACTACTCCCGTTGGTGTTCCTATTTTTGATCATGGATTCTATACTGGGGATTCTGTTTATTATACACCACAGATAGTTAATGATGTTTATGTAGACCCTACCAGTGGGACTAAACTTGATAATTTTATTATTAAATCATCTTTAACAGATGAGGGTCTTTATTTCATTCAGAGGGTAGATGCTAATAGAATTAAATTAGCAAAAAGTAGACCAGATCTTTATAATGGAAACTTTATAAACCTTGATAATGATGGCACAAGAACAGGTGTTGCTACAGATAATAGGATTGAACCTTTTAATTTCAATGGAGAAACTTTACAATCACAAAAATTAGCAAGAGTAATTTCATTACCAACTGATTCTGGAACAGTCTCTGAAACAACTCCTGGATCTACTGGTATTTTGGTAAATGGTGTAGAAATTTTAAATTATAAATCTTATGAAAAAGTTTATTATGGACAATTACAAAGTATAGATGTTCTTGCTGCAGGATCTAATTATGATGTAATTAATCCTCCTATCACTAAAATAACTGATAATGTTGGAACAGGTGCTACAGGATTTGTTGCTGTTAAAGGATCTTTAAAAAGTATTAGAATTATAGATCCTGGTTTTGGATATGAAGAAAAGCCTACAATAAAAATTACAGGTGGAAATGGGCAAGATGCTGTTGCTGCAATAAACATGCAGAATGTGGATCATTCTATTCCTTTTACAGCATCTTCAGAAAAAGTAGGATTAGGAACAACAGGAACTTTACCATCTACAATTGGATTTAGTACTTACCATAAATTTGCTAATGGTGAGCAAATTATCTATGTAACAGACAATCAGGAGTCGGTAGGTGGTTTGACTACTAGTGCTAGTTACTATGCCTCTGTAGTCGGTTCTGGAGGCACTACAATAAGACTTCATACTGATGAGGCTGGTGCTCTTGCTGGTATTAATACAGTTGTTCTAACCTCTCGTGGTTCAGGTACACAATTTATAAATGCTACCAAAACAAAATCAATAATTGAATCTATTAATGTTATTGACTCTGGAGCAGGTTATGAAAATAAAAAAAGAACAGTTCAACCTGCAGGTATTACCACATCATTAGATCAAGTAAAGATTGTAAACCATGATTATAAAGATGGTGAAATTGTAAATTATACATGCACAGGAACTCCTATTACTGGATTAACAACTGCTACAGATTACTATGTTTGTTTTGTTGATAATGATAATTTTAAATTAACAAGTGTTGGTGTTGGAACCACAGCTAAGGATTTCTATTATAGAACCAAGCAATATCGTCCTTTAACAAATATTGGTGTTGGAACCCATCAATTCAATTATCCTGAAATTGCTGTAACTATAACTGGTAATGTAGGTGTAGCATCTGTTGGTGTAGAAACTTTTGAAGCTAAAGTTCAACCAATATTCAGAGGAGAAGTAACATCAATTCATCTTGCTGATAAAGGTGTTGGATATGGATCATCAGAAATTATTAATTTCAATAGAACTCCAGATGTAAGTCTATCCTCTGGTACTGATGCTCAATTAACACCAATTATTCATAATGGATCTATTACTGAAGTTATTGTAGAAAATAAAGGTAAAGATTATATTGCTCCTCCAGATCTTCAAATAAATGGTGATGGATCTGGTGCAGTATT